AATTGGAGAATTGAAAAAAGACATCCTTTTTTGATAAGGAGACCGCAAAATGTTAGATGAAAAAGACTTACAGGCTATTGCCCAGTTAATGGACTCTAAAATGGCCCAGCAAAAAAAAGAAATCATCAGCGAAACTATGGTACTCATGGAAGCCTACTTTGACCCCAAATTCCAAGCCCTCAGTGAGCAGATCAATCCTGTCCCTAAAGAGGCCATAGACATCTTGGAGGACCGGGTGGACGATCTGGAAAAAGCGGTGGAGTTACATACTCAGCAGATCAATGAGTTGAAGAAAGCGCAATAAAGGAGCTTTTCCATGACGAACGAAGAAAAGATTTTAGAATTACTGGAAGCGCAGGGAAAAAAGTTAGACACCGTATCGCAGGAAATTTCCAAAATCAATCTGACGCTTGAAAATGAAATCCGTCCAAATATGCAGGCTATGGCTGAAAACATCTCCTCTATCAACAAGAAGTTAATTACCAGAGACGAGATTGACAGCATGAAAGAAGAAATCGCTTTCCTCAAGGACATTATCCGTATGCACACTAACCAGATTAACGATCTCAAGAAAGCCCAATAAAAACCGCCGTCAGGTCTCCCCTGGCGGCGTACTCATAAGGGGGTGTCTTTTTGAACTGTATACGTTGCAAAGCGGAGCTCCCAGCGGGGGCTATATACTGTCCTGTCTGTGGGAAGAAACAGAGTGGCACTCCCCCACGAAAAGCCCTGAAACGGGCCAATGGCACCGGAACAGTCTATAAGCTGTCCGGCCGTCGGCGCCGCCCATGGGTAGCCGCCAAGAATAAAGTAATCATCGGATACTACGAGCGTAAGACAGACGCTATAGAAGCTCTGGAAAAACTGTCTGGTCGGGACTTGTCGGAGCGGTACAACATGACATTTGCTGAGGTATTCGAGATATGGAAAGCGGAGCATTATCAGGAAATCGGTGAAAAGGGCGTTGAGGGATATAACCGGGCCTTTGCTGTGTTCGCCCCGCTCCACGAGAAGAAATTCAGGGATCTGCGCACAGCAGATTTTCAGTCGGCCCTAGACCCACACATGAAAAAGTCGCACTCCACCGTGTCAAAGTACAAGCAACTGATTACGCAGATGTCCCAATGGGCTATCCGGGAGGAAATCTGCACCACCAACTTTGCCAAATTCGTCCGGCTCCCGGAAAACGTCAAAAAGGAAAAAGACATCTTTACAGATCAAGAAATCGCAAAACTGGAAGCTGATAACAGCGAAACGGCGAAAATCGTTCTCATGCTGATTTATACAGGTATGCGTATTGGAGAATTGTTCTCACTTCCTCTTGCGGACTACCACGGCACCTATGTCGTAGGCGGAGAAAAAACAGAGGCGGGGAGAAACCGCATCATCCCCATTCGGCCCGAGGGGCGTAGATGCTTTGCGTACTTCGCTCAGCAGGCAGACGGACCGCTGCTCCTGTCTGGATATACCGGACAGCACCGCCCGGAAAACTACCGAAAACGGGATTACTACCCTCTGTTGAAAAAACTGGGCATTCCGCAGAAAAACCCACATTGCACTCGGCACACTTACGCCAGCTGGGCAAGAAAACAGGGCATGGCTCCGGAGACCTTGCAAAAAATCCTGGGCCATGCGGATTACAGCACCACAGCAAATATCTATGTACATACAGACGCAGATGAATTGATACAGGCAGTCGAGAATTGTTAGAAATTTGTTAGTAACCGGAAAAAGTTTTTGAGATTTTTCTTCGATTGAAGTTTCAATTTTCCTTGAAATTGCTTGGTTTAACCTCTATACACCGTTTTGGAAAAGCATAGTATTATATTTCACACGCAGGAGGTCACTGGTTCGAGTCCAGTAGTCTCCACCAAAGGAAACCCTAGAGCCGCAATGGTTCTAGGGTTTCTCTTTATGTGCAAGATTTTGTATTTGTTAGTAGCGTGTAAGTAACATCACAATCCTCTAATCTTCCGCATTACCCCATTATATACTCTCGGATTAGCAACCTGGAGCGTGTCCATCAAGTCATCCATAATGCCCCATACCTGCTCCTCGTTTCTCCCTTCAATCTCCCGGAGAAATTCACTGTCTCCGTATCTTCCGACCTCTGGAGGCATTTCAGCCGGAGCCGCAGAATAGGCTTGCTCATAGGAGCGATTTTGCATCTCTGGTTCTTGTTTATTCATTTGATTTTTGATGGTGTACAAGGTTGCCAATTTAGCGTATGCGGGATAGCTGCTCTCGCCGTACTCCAGACGAGCAATCTCAATGTCGATCTCTTTGGGGTCTAGCATAGGGGGCACCCCCTATCAATCCCGACCCAGTTCGGACATAAAGCGGCGAATGGCGTCGCGCTCCCTCTCAGTAGTAGCGTTATCCATCATCTCCTGAGCCTGCTCCATCATAGCCTCTTTGGAGTCGTGGCGACTGTATCCACCCATGCGCCCATCCCGGCTATAACGTCCCATGGAGTCCCGCTTCCGGCCACGGTAGCTGGAGCCGCGGGCATAAGTGCCGCGCATATCAGCCTCCCAATCCCCGGCCCGGCTGTATCCACCGTCCTCTTCCAACATTGCGATCTTGTCGATGTTCTTGATGGTGTCGGTCAGCTTGTGAGCAGCTTCAAGGTCCCCGGCAGACATCTCCGGCTTGCGGGCGATCTCCTCCAACTCTTCGCAGAGCTTTTCTTTCAGTTCGTGCATATACATGTTGACTCTCCTTTCAAGCCACGCGCTCAACGATCAGGTTAGCATTTTCAACCTCAATCGTCTCCGCGCTGGTATTTTTGACTGCCACAGTCACGCAGCAGCCACGGGGGACCTCAATAAAGGCCGCAGCAAACACGTTGAAAAACTCGTCCACCGAGGCAGGGGTCACAATAGCAGTAGCGCTGCCCAGTGCCTCTCCCTCCACAGCGATGGCAACGGAGATAGGGCCTACCGCGCCGCCGGTGGGAATTGCAATGTTGCTGCCGAAAACCACTTTATAGCGGGCGCGGCACTGATTCGTCATTCCACGCAGGGTAACGATGCCGGAGCCGTCACGGTGCACGACGCAATTAGACCCGCTGACAGGCGTCTCCGTAAAGACCACGTTCTGATTAGCGGCTACCTGCTGGACAAATACTCCAGTAAATTCAGCCATAAACTTCATTCCTTTCAAAAAGATAGCGGCGAGGCTGTTGCCCCGCCGCATGGTTCAAAATCGGCACGGGGCCGAACATGTAAGCCTTTCTTACAAGTTGATGTATTGGATTTTAGCAGCCGCAGCCGCAGGGGTTGCAGCCACATCCGGCATAAGGATTGGGCACCTGATAGGCCGGGACGGGCATGGGGTTGATGCGGCGAATCAGTTCAGCGGTCTGCGCCTCCTGATTGGCGCTGAAGAAAGCGTTCTGCGCCGCCTGAGAAGCCTGGAACTTCAGGCTCTGGTTTTCAGCCGTCAGAGTAGCGATCTTATCCTGGGTCAGGAAGTCCAGGATCGCGCGGCTGTTGGCATTGGCGTTGTCGATGATGTCGCGGGTGCTGGACTGGATGGTGTTGCGGGTATCGCAAGCCTGAGTAGCCATGTCGTACCGGACACCGTCAATGCTCCGCTGAGTATCGCAGCAGCACTGCGCCAGCTGGGCGCCGAGGGCGTTAAAGCCCGCCTGCGTCTGATAGCCCAGGTTGCACACAGCGGTATCCACGCCATGGAAGCCGTTGCTCACGGCATCCCGGATGGAGGTCTGGCCGTTCTGGAGGCCGTTCAGGGCGAAGCCCTCGTTGATGTCGGCCCTGGTGGCCCAGCCCTGACCAGAGGGAGAACCCAGGCCATTGCCGGAGTTACCACCCCAGCCGCCGCCATAGCCGCCCCAGCCGAACATACCGAAGATCAGGAACAGGATAATCCAGGAGGCCCAATCGCCGCCCCAACCGCCGAAACCGCCGTTTCCGCCCTGATAGGCAGGAGTCACGGGCATGGTCATCACAGCGCCGTCAGAAGAAAGACTCATTGTGTTATCTCCTTTGTAGATTTATTTTCAAAACCCGGCCGGGATTTTGAGACTAGATTAAAACCAAATTGAAACTAAGTCACAAAAGATTGCAACTATAGTTGGCATATTTCTCTTGCGATTTGAAGAAGGGAAAGCGTTTTCTTAACTTTTTTATTTAGATTCTGAACTCTAAACTTACTTTATAGCTTTAGAGAGTAGTTTAGACTTACTTCCCAAACATCCCCCGCATCCCCTCAAACATGCCCTGCATCTGCTGGGCCTGCTTTTGGACTTGGTTGAGCTGATCTTGAGAAATGCGGCCAGAGGATACCATTTCTTGTATCATGGCGTTAGGGTCCTTCCCCTTCATCTGGTTCATGAACTGCTGAAACTGCTGCATCATGTTGGGCTGTCTGTTGCCGCCCATCGCCTGGAAAAAGGGATTCATTCCGTATCCTCCTTATCTTTTGCCGCCAGCGCATCCAGGCGGGCCTCCAGGGCCTCCAGACGAGACAGGGGCGCATACTCTACCGCCGGAGCCTGTGGGGCCTGTACGGGCCTCTGATTGCGCTCTACGAGGTCATATATCTTCATGCTGGGCTTGCCGCTTGCGTCCGCCTGTTTGAGATAGACCACTGGAGAGTTGCTGTCCCATAACGTAACGGCGGAGTTTGGAGCGACTAGATAATTAGCCGCCTCCATCTCGCTCTGCACCCACACAATAGACGGAGACGCCGGGGCTTGCTGCGGCTGCTGCATGGGTTGATAGGACTGCCGCAGCTGCGTCAGCTGGTCCGCCATAGGCGGCTGATACGGTTGGTACGGCTGATAGTAATAGGGATAGTTAGGCATCTCACGTCATCCTTTCTGCCAGTAGTACAGCACAGTTTCGTGTTCACTGTGCCATGTATCGTAGATCACACCATCCTGCAGGCATACCACATGACCGGACAGGGCCAGAATGTAAGTCCCGTTTGGATGCCCCATCGCAAACTCCGCCACGGTCATGTCCTCGGGTGCCATGTCACGCTGAAAGCCATGCCGTCGGAGATAAGCCCCCCATGTGGCGTTTGCGCTGGGCATATCGCCTCTCACAGCTCCCTCAATGCAGAGGCCAAGGTATGTCCTGTACCAGTCCTGCTCCAGCGCCTTCGAGATGGCCCGGACGGTACAATCCCCCACATTTTTTTCGTAGGGGTTCGGATTGTAAAATTCAAACATATTGCTTTCGGTCATCATACAAAAGCTCGTTCTGCCGGATAAACCCTTCAAGGCCGGAGAAGTCTCCCTCCGCCGCATACTTCTCGCAGGTGTCTCTTGCTGTGGACTCCGTGAAGCCGCAGGCCACCAGCCGGGCCACCAGTTCTGAACCATTCAGAATCAACTTAAAACACGTCCTTATATAAAAGATCAGAAGGCCGCAAGGAGGGCGGCGACGTGTACCAGCCCTTGTCCCTTACGTCCTCCTGATGATATTTTTGCAGAAAAAGGCCCCGCCTGGGTGGTATCCAAGCGGGGTTTAGGTGAAGTTATGTGAAATGTAGCTTCCGTGCAGTTCTTTCGACCTTTGAGACGATCCGTTTGACCCGGTAGGAAATGGTAGACCGCTCCCAGCCGAACTCCGCTGCAATGTCGATCTGCGGGACTTTGTCGATCAGGTAGCGCCGGGCAATGTCCGTATCATCATTCCCAAGATTAGCTTCCCGGATGGCCGTCTCCATCTCGGAGCGCATAAGGCTATCCAGGCTATCCGGTAATCTGACACGGGCAGTTGCCACAGTTTCACGTCCTTTCGATCAGCTCCCAAAGCCGATGCAACATCGTGCACATCTGCTGCCGGGTAACGGGCTGGGAGAGCATCAGGTCTCCTTCACCGTTGCCCGTCATGATGCCGTTTGCAATGGCCCATTCCACGCCCTCCTTGTGGGCGGGAGACGGTGTATTGTCCATAGTGACCTCCTTGTCATAGGCGGGCCGTACAGCCCCCAAAATCTGCCCCAGCGTCCGGGTCCGGCGCATGACCTCTCCCCCGTCGCTGTCGTTGCCAATGGCGGTATTGCCCTCGATGGCGGTGATGGAGCTGCCGCCCACCGCCTCCACGATGCCGCAGTGGTCCGGGCGCTTGTCCCCGCCCCAATCGTAGATCACCACGTCTCCAGGCTGGTAATTGGATGTCACCCAGTTTCCGGCGGCCTTGGCGGCGTTCATCAAGATTGTGCAGCTGGCGGTCTCAATGGGCAGCTTGACACTCGCCTGGGCAAAGACCCACTCCACAAACATCACGCACCAGGGCTGGCCGTCCAGGCCGTACCATGCGCCGTATTTCGTCCGGTTGGAGTTGGCTGGGGTCTCTTTGTACCCCAGCTCTCCACGGGCGATGTCAAGGAGTTCCCGTACTGTTGCCATTGTCCGCCTGCGCTTTCTTCTCCGCCTGCGTCCCAAAATAGAACGCGATGACCACGGTGAACACCGTCAAGAACTGCTCCGCCGTCACGCCGCCGGTGCAGGTCAGGTAGGCAAACACCGCCGTCAAAACGATGGTGACGATGGACTTCACTGTCAGCAGGTTTCCGAGGCGTTTTTGCAGTGTTTCCATATCAGCCCTCCGGCTCTGCCAGGGTGTCGCCCTTCAGCTCGTACTTCTTCCCTGCGATGTACACGTAGGCGGTCTCGGCGCCCATGTTCACATCCACGGTCTTGCCGTTCACCACATGGACCTTCTCCATGCAGCCTACGCCGTGGTCCATCAGGCCATAGCCGTTGACGGTATCGGGGGTCTCCCCCGCAGTGGTCGCCACAAACTCCTCCTGAGTGATGACGTTGCGGTTGGGGTCCAGGGTAAAGCCCGCGCCTGCCTCTTTCAGAGCCTCGTTCGCCTCGCGCAGGGTCATTTCGCCAGTGGTGTACTTGTTCAAGATTTCGTTGGTAGTCATAAGTAAGCTCCTTTCAAATTACAGCCCAATGCGGGCCAAAATAAACGCAATCACAGCCGCCAGCACCGCCCATACGGACTTGTCCACGATGGCCTCCCACCGCTTTTTCGGCTTGGCCTGCTCGGCCTCCTGCCATGCGATCAGCCGGTCCAGCTTCTCCATGATATTGTCGTACTGCTCATTCCGGGCGGCCTCCGCCTTTTCCAGTTCCCGCATCCGGTCAAAGAGTTCTTTGTGGGTGCTGCGGGATGCCTCCCGCCATTCCGACATCTGCTTTTCCAGCATGTTGGCTTTCTGGAGGCCCAGGCAATCCCTCTGCGGGTCCAGGATACACTTCTCGTCAGCCATTGGACACCTCCCCCAGGTCCTCCCACTTCACGCCCACGCTTCCGGGTTCCCACACGTTGTTGTCCTGACCGGACCGCCAGACATGACCGTCATAGGTGCAGCAGTCCCCGGTCATATACGGCGAAGTGGAGACAGCGATAAACGGCAGGGCCTTGGCCGGGTCTGTGGACCACACAAAGCCCCACTGTGCGGGCAGGTCCTCCGGCTCTTGGGTGTTGTAGATAGTGCTGTCATAGGGCTGGAGGAGACGCACCACACGCCCCGCTGTGGAACAGCAGACAAAGCCCGCCTTGCGTTCCAGCATGTTCATGGCCTCACAGGCCGCCGTAAAGCTGGGGATGTAGTCCTCGGAGGCATACAGCTCCGTTCCCGTCATGTCCGAAGCCTGGGCCTGGAGGGTCTGTGCCCTCGCAAGCCCGGTATCCCGCATGGTGGTAAGTACAAACTGCTTGTCCGTCATACTTCGTTCACGCCCTCTCTGATTGCTTTCGCAAGCTCCGCATAGGTCACATACTCCGGTTCAGGTTCCGGCTCCGGCTCTGGAGGCAGGGATTCCTTCCACGCTTCCCAGGCTTCGGTGTTCGGCTCCACGGTGTAGACCGTGCGGAAGAAGCCCTCCTCGTACTCCTCCTCATGGCTGGTGATGGTAACAAAGCCGTTGTAATCCACCACCGTCTCCGCCTGTTCATCCGTCAGTGGGATTGCGCCGGGAAAGGGATTGCTCTGCGGGGCCGGGTATGCTCCGCTGGGATTTGGGCGCGGAGTTAGGTAAATCATTTAGAATCACCTCCAAATAGATACGCAATATAGCTGTACTTTCTGCCTTTCCCGTTTAGTTGGGTATTTTCGTCTGTATTGGAATACCAAGAAACGCTATTTGAAGAAAATTTGAGGCCATTAATAAAATCACGTGACTGCCAGTTCCCGTTATCATATAGCTCAAACGCTTGTGTTACATCCCGGGTCATTAAAGCGGCCTGATCTCCTGCCAAATAAACAAAAACAAACTGCGGAAATCCGCCAAATGTGAGTGTTGTTCTATTGGCACTTCCGTGCGTTCCTGTCCCCACATAGCTCCCGGTCTCGATGTGCACCATGGGGATAGCCCCGCCGGAGATGTCCGTGAAGGTGCCGCCTGATGGGTCGTAAAGCATAGCCTGTGCCAGCTTGCTCAGCGCCAGCCCCAGATTGCCGCCCCAGATACCGGGCGTCCGCACCGCCTCCGCGATGGTCTTGGGCCAGATGGTTTTCCCCTGCTGGGTCAGGTCCGCCACGCTCCCGGCGTCCGGGAAGGTGATGGCCGCCTTGGTGTACGTCCACTCTCGTGTCACGCTCACCACGCCGCTGCCGGGATTGGTGGAAGCCGTAATCTTGACGGTGCCCATTCCCGTGGGCAGGTCCACCACCGAAATCTTGTTTTCGGCTCCGTTGGTGGCCGTGAATGTCCGAGTGTTGACGCCGTTGATGGTCTCTGTAACTGTTAAAACGCTGGTCCCACTGGAGGACACCGAATACTGCACATCATTTGTGAGAGTGCCCAAACTGCCGTCAGACCCAGAAATCACCAGGGCAGAAAGAGGGACTACGGAAACAGATGTGCTCGTTGTATAATCGCCATATTTCCCGTTTGCGAGAGATTTGACGCGGTACTGAACGCTTGTCCAGGTGCCCACCGTTTCCTCAAAGCTCGTGTTTGCTCCGGAATACACCTGCACCCAGTCGGCGTCCGTGTTCGCTTTGCGCTCCAGGATGTAGCTGCTTGCTCCATCTACGGCAGACCAGCTCACCGTGATCTGCCGTCCCTGCATGACCTGAATCGGCACATTCAAAGCGGTAGGGGACGCCGGAACGCCAACGGTTCCATCATCCGAAACCAGGATGGTAGGGTCCATAATCATGGCGGGTAGAGCGCCATAAGAGGGGTTTACCGTAGTGCTGCCCAAGCTGCCATCGGGCAAGATGTAAAACTTCCCGTCTGTGCTCAAAGAAACTGGAGAGCGAAGCCACCAAGCAGCCGCGGCTCCATTCAGTTTAGCAATCCGCTTGCTATTGGCTTCCGCGTCAAGTCCACTCTTGAAGTAATCCAGCTTCGCGCCGTCTGCGGGCATAATTCCGCTTGGGTCAGACAGGCCGACCTCATATCCACCAAGAGGGAACAGTTTGCACTCCAAACCATTTTCTCCACTTTTGATGTTCCAGGAAGGTTCTCCATTTCCTGGATGGTATGGGATTTTCACTGTCTTGATGGCAGACTGGATGTGGCTTTCATACCTTCCCAGATACCCAGCCATCGTAGACATAATTGTGGAGCCTGCAAGTGTGTTTGCATTGGTGCTGTTCCATTGGCATTTCTCCGCAATATCCTGCCGCAGCAACCACGCACCGTCACAGGAACTACCATACAGTCTTACATCCGGGTTCCCGATATGCACCACGATGTAGTTTGCCGGGCTCCCGTTCTCGTCGATCTTGACGATGCTCCCCACCGCCACGCTGCCGAGTGTCTGCGCCATCAGTTACCACCTCCGTTGTAGGTTACTTGGATTTCAGCCGCCGTAAAGGTGGTGCCGATCAGATATAGGGCGTCGTTAACAGTGCGGTTTGCCGTGTTCCCAAAAAATACTGCTTCCGTCTCCGGCTTAAACAGCGTAGCCGTGCTGAGGGGCGTTCCAACCTGTGACGGCTCGTCTGCCCTTACAAGGTCGTATGTATTCTCTTGACCGGAGACAGGAGTAAGTTTAACCCGCCCCGGATAAGTAGGGATTCTGTCTTGCATGTTGCCTCCTTACCATTCGCCAGCATAGACATCGCCAGCAAACACCCACAGAAGATTGTTGCTGACCCATACCAGCAAATCATTGATATCGGTCAATATCCGCTCGATGTCATTCGCCTGCTCATAGGTGAGATGTTGCATGGTTTCAGGGGTTTCCGGCGGAGCCTGCCAATCGGAGGGATAAACGGGAATATTGGACATCATGGAGCGGATTGCCGCCACGTTGGAAAGGTAGTCCTCTAAATCCTGGCTAGTCGGAATATCCTTGATGGCCCAGTCAGTCTTAGGAGTAATCGCCATAGGAAAGCCAAACCCGCCGAACAAATCAGCGATATATTCAATCGCTTCTCCAACTCTATTCAGGTCCGTTGCGTTGTAAGCTCCTTTCACTCCGGCAGACCATTCCGCTTTTTCGCCCTCTGTCATTCCGCCCCAGCCCCTATCATGCAGGGTGCGCCAGCGGGTCACGTCGGATTGTGTTCGGTCTGTTATCAACGTGTCGATAATACTCATACTAGCCTCCAAGGGATGCCACAGTCGCCACAACGGTATTTGACAACTTGACTTCCATGCGGCGGAGATTCCCGGCATTCGTGGCCCCCCATGCGGTGGGAAGCGTCACGCAATCCCCTAATAGCTCTCCTGTCCAAACGATCTTCGCATTGGTGGTAATCCGTTTCGCATAGTAGTCATAGACCCTCTGTGCCGTTGCTTGCCCGATATCCGGCGAAACGAGAGTGGCATCTGCGACCTCAATAACATTTTGCTTATCAGTGGCAATTACATCCGGATTAGTAATGGTGTAAACTGTTTTGGCATCGTCGTATTTGACACCGTTGATCTCCACGCCTCCGTTCTCGGCCTGAGTATATACATGGGCGGTCACTCTAACCTCTGTCACAAGCGCGCTGGTGTCCACGGTGACTCCAGTAAACGTGTAATCCTCTGTGATGGCGTCAGGAGTCCCCGGCAAATTAAATACTCGGATGCCGTCCCGCCCATCAGTTGACGCGCACACGCCCCACGCAAATAACACCTGCTGTATAGCCGTCCGGATAGTTCCGGATGTAATAACCCCTGTCAAAGCCGTGTCTTCTACGTCCGAGTCATACTCGATGAAAAACTGTCCATTCACGATCTCTTCCAGTAGAGATTTTGCAGATTTTTCGTTGTACACGCCGCCAGGGAAGGGGCTGTCATCCAGCACTCCAAAAGCATCCTGGCAGTCGATTGTGTACAGGTTTTGCGCCTGTCTGGTGTGGCTGTCAATGTAGTACACGCCGATCAGTTTATTGTCGTTCCTGACCTCTACAGGTTGTTTGAGCTGGAACATGAAGTCCACGTCTTCCCGGCTGTCTAACGTCCAGTTCATTGTAGAGATTGGCATTTCCGTGGAAATCAGGCTCATTTCGTTGATGATGGAAGCGGACCGCAGTTCAGACATCCCGAAATAGCGGTAGACGCCGAAAATAATATGTTCCAGTTTCGCCCGCCGGTTGGGAAGATTCGTGCTGCCCAGGGTAATGACCACTTTGTCATAGCTCTGCACTTTCCGATTGCAGAAATACGTTGCTGCATTGGGCGTGAAATCCACGTCCGCCTTTAGAGATTCCCCCTGATACCACTTGATATTGACTGATGGGCAATAGTCACCGGATGCCGTATCAAACGCCAATGTAATGCCGACGGAGGAATACTGCTGGTCCATCTCAAGCGTGATGACTGGTTTGTTTGTAAAATTACAGTCATCTCCGCTCGTTTCCACAGACCAGAATGCAACCTCCTGTGTGTCCACAGTGACATAGTCCCCAGCCAATCCCCAGTGGTTCGGCTCACAGGTAATGGTCGGTTCCGGCGTGATACCGAATGGGAGTTTTGACGGCGCAGAAAAGGGCATCGCCTCCGTAGTGGAGACGGAAGCGTCCTCGTCCGCTCCCGGCGCTATGTCCTTGTAAAGTACAGTCGTAACACTCAAAACGGCGTCACCTGCGCTTCCATAGGGACAAAACTAACTTCGATTTCGCCCCAATAGTTGATACCGTTTTCCACCTTCTCCATATCCTGCGAGGCGCTGGTGTAATAGGCTTCATACGAGATCGTGGTTTGTCCGTCAGCAGCTTCCAACTGTACAGAGTCATCGACGGAATGTTCCACCAAGTAGTCCCAGAACTCATCAAGGCCCTGGTAGTTGTCGCCCCGGCGAAACACTGTCAGCTGATGGCCGATGTACGTTCCGATAATGTCCCGCACCATGCGGCCGGTCATGACGCGGCCGGCGTTCTCTCCGTCCAAAACGTTGAAATTTCGGTTGTATGCGGAAATGGCAACATCCGCGTCAAACTCTTTTCCATTCAGTTTGATGTAGCTCATGTCACACCCCCGCCAGATTGACGCCGATACGCCGGGTCTCCGCCTTGTTCAGCTTATAGACCACCTTCCCCAGCTGGTCTCTATCCAATTGTAAGATAACAGTCTGCTCACCTCCGCCCAAATTGGCAGTTTCCTCGCGTACAATGCGGCGGATCAAGCTCTCAGGCGCTTCAATGTTATTCCCCTGCTTCTGGTCACCCAAGACAGCTAGAAACTCCCGGTTAGGCGGAATGACCGCGCCCTGGGCAAGTCGAGGTATATTAACCTCTGGAATGGTCGGAATACTAACATTAAAGCCCATAAAAGATAGTGCGGCAAGTCGTTTGTTGACAGTTTCAATAAATGAATTGATTTTGCTGATGATCCAGTTTAATCCGGTTTCAATAGCATCGATCAATCCGTTGATTGCGTTTCTTCCGAGCTCCTTCCACCATGCGGCGGTAAAATACTTTGCAACATTTGTGTTCCACCAGTTTTTAATGCTCGCCCACACTTCTTTGAGCTTGTCTAAAATAGCGTCCCAGTTTAGAGCCGCAACGGTAACAAGCCCAATAGCTCCTGCTGCAATTAAAGCAACTCCAAGCGGAATAAAAACACCTGTTGCGCACAAAATGATGCCTAGCACAAGTAGCGCTGCGCTTACAATTGCAGTAATTTCGCCAATTTGCCCCTGTAGTGCTGTGACAATCGTATCCCAATTTAAAGAGACAACTTCTGCCAACGCAATAGCGCCAACGGCAAGCAAGCTAATTCCGAGCGGGATATTGACGCCAGAAAATGTAAGAATAGCACCCAAAGCCAAAAAAGCTACACTGATAATAGCGGTAATAGCACCGATAGGGCCTTGCAATGCAGTTTGGATCGCTGTCCAATTGAGGTTAACAATGCCTGCTAAACCAACCGCTCCTGCAATCATCAGGCCAATTCCGAGCGGGATATTCGCACCGGAAAATGTAAGAATAGCACCTATTACAAGTAACGATGTGCTCAACAATGCAGCCAAGATACCGATAGGGCCTTGCAATGCAGTAATAATGCTATCCCAATTTGCGGCTACGGTTGACGCTAAACCAACCGCTCCTGCAATCATCAGGCCAATTCCGAGCGGGATATTCGCACCGGAAAAAGTTAAGATAGCGCCAAGAACCAGCAACGCTCCGCTTACTATTGCAGCAATGGCTCCCAATGTACTTTGTAGCGTAGATGCTATTGTATCCCAGTTTTCTACAACAGCATCCCAAATTGCCAATGCACCAATTGCCATAAGTGCAAGCCCAAGTGGAATATTTGCTCCAGAGAACGTTAGGATAGCGCCTAAAGCTAGCAGGGCCGCTCCAGTAAACAATTCCACAATAGCAGAAAGCTGGTCTTTAATGACACTTGTAAAGTCTGGCTTTACACCTTCTCCAGTTACCGTACCTCCGCTCCCCGCCGCAGTATCGCCAGAAAGTTTATTGATAGTGTCGAAACCGGCCAAAGATTTTTCGGCTTTCTTAGCTGCGCTTCCAACGCTTTCAAGGGCTTCTGTCTCATTGTAAAGCTCCTCAGCAGCTTCTGCAGATTGCTCCGCGGTAGTTCCGAACAAGGAAGACAGCAAGCTTGCCGCCGCACTTACAATTCGTGTAAGGACATTCGCAAAAGTTGTTAGAGCAGGAATGATAACATTGACCAAAGGCTGTACCAATGTCAGCAGAGCACCTTTCAGGCGTGCAATTGCTGCGGATGCTTCATCGTTTGTTTGAATTACTTTTCCTAGCCACTCTCTGAAAGCGGCTAATGCCTGAGAAATAACAGTGAACACAAGCGCACTTCGTACGACTTCACGCAATCTTAAAGAAAATCTAGTAATATTTCTTTGCATTCTATCAAATGCTTGGGATGTCCGTTCCGCACTAGAACTTATTTCGCCCATATTACTTTCAATTTCTCCGGCTTGTTCTTGAGCCAAGTTGATCTGTACGTTTGCAGCTTCTATGGTTCTATCATATCTTTCGACTTGACTCTGCACATTATTCCAAGAGCCCCGAAGCTCGTTTACGCGGTTTTGCTGCTCTTGGATACTAGCGGATGGAAAAAATTCATCTCCAGCTGTCATTCTCGCGAGCGTTGCTTGTGCTTCGTCTAACTCCGCTCCTAATTGCCTGGATTGTTCAACAAGAGGTGCTCTTTGCCGCTGTTTTACATAGATTTGGTTGTTTAAATTTTGGATTTTTCTATTAAGCCTATTAAGTTCTTGCTGCGCCTGCCTGTCATCTAAATTTGTGTTAATAATAATGCTTCCATCAGCAGCCATTATTTCACCCCCCCGTCCACGCCTTCACGAGATCATTTTCTGCGCTCGTGTAGTGATTCTTTATGTCCACAATTTCCCAATTTTTCCGGTAAAAATACTGGTCTTCTTTGCTTAATTTCTTACCTTTTAGCCTTTTCTCACGGATTCTAACTATCTGAGCAAACAGGCAGTCTCCAATTTCCATATATGCAGCCAGGAATGTCCACCAATGCACTCCGCCTGTGTTGGTTTTCATGTCATACTCCGTATCACGGATTTCATATCCAAGAACACGATTGATTGGTGCAACAATATACTGGAAGTCCTGATCCCACGCCACAAGGCGGGGTTGTTTCTTGCCAGAATTCTCCGGATTCCCACCGTTGATAAAATTCAAGCACAATTTGATTGCAGAATCGTAATCTGTAATATTTTCAAAGTCCGGGTAGAACATTAGGAGCACGGCTAGGGCCCGTTCCTGACCGTCCAATTCGGGATCATTGATAGCCTCAAATATATCAAGAATGACTCGATAATCGTATCGGACAGAAAATTCTTCTCCATCGATTTCAACGCTTTTTGGTAGTCCGTAGCCCATGCCATGCTCCAATCTTTACTTTTTATATTTCTGATATTTGGCAGTATATTTTGCAAGTCTGGGATTGGTAGCCTTTTGCTCCCTTGCAACTGAACTGTCAATTTCGTCCATCACAGCAAAAATGAGGTTACACCAAACCGGCAATCCCCCGGCCATAGAGTACACATTCATGCCGCCAAACAGGGAGTCACTGACCGGCTCATTGAACAGGTTGTCAATAATCTCGCGCATTTCCGCGTCCCGCTCTTTAGCGAAATTGAAAATCTCGCGGCTATTGGTCATCTTTTCGACCTGCGCTTTGTAACTCTCCTGCTTTTTATCCAGTTCTTCAAATGCGGAATATAGACGATCCACAAAGTTAGAGTCTGTTGGATTGAAAGAAACATCGCACTTGCCATTTAGGGAATATGTAACAAGTCCAGAATCAAAATTGAGTTCTCTCATAGATTACTCCCCTCAGTCTTCTTTAAAGGTCACTGTAGTCCCGGAAATGGATGCTGTTCCAGTAGTGCGGGTGCCGCCGTAAGTTACCTCAATGGGCATCCCAATGGAGCCACCACCCTCACCGCCAAGGCCAGTAGGCAATACCGAGCAGGCAGAATACCTCTCCGCAAATACCGCCGTGTTTGCCGTGCCTGCATACAGGTGCACAATAAGCATGTCTTGATTCAGCAAAGCATTGACGTTGTTCTCTTTGATGGCAAGATTCCAAATCTTTTGCTGCGCCTCGTCAGCGCCATCCAACTCGCAGGGGTCAAAGGTTTGTGTCTTGGTTGCCTTCTTACCAGTGGTATAGGTATCGCCAAAGATATCTACCTTGGTCTCCGTCTGCCAGTCAAATTCAATGGAGCTATCTTCCACTCGCTTTCCGATGGGGGACCAAGTGGGAGACCCGCTCTCTCCAGTATTTAGATATGCAATCAGCATTTCCCGACCTACAGTCTGGCCTGGGGTAGTATTAAACTCTAAATCAGCCATTGTTCTGCTCCTTTCACTTTTCGTAAATGATGGTCAGCCCATATGCTTTTGCCGCCTCATGCTCGATTCGGCATCCTCTGGCGGTCTCCCACCCCTCGCAGAAATAGGCTGCATGGCAAAGGCTCATATTCTCCAAAGATTTCGCCAGGAAACAAAGCGGGATTTGAACTACTCCGCGTTCCTCCATTTGCTCTTTGCTGTACCACTCATCAGTAAACAGGGTGTTCACAACTTCGTATCCCTTTTCCTTCAGAGCCGCGATAGCCTTTTCTCTGGTTGCAATGATTTCTTCATCAGTTTTTCCAGCCATAGGCTGAGACAGCATTGCTTTCATGTTCGACTTCTCCTTTCAGACGCCGACCTCGTAGGTCAGGGTCATTTCGATAAAGTAATCTTCGTCCCCGTTTTCATACGGAGCGTAAAGTTCAGCCGACGAAGTGGGCGATACTTTCAGCACACGAATTTCATCACCTAAACTTGGTAAGTTCTCGCTACACCAGTCTCCCATTTGGTTAAGTGCCTCCAGCGCCTCCAAACGTGCGTTCATGCTGTCTCCAGGCTTAACACGATAGATTATCCGGAAGGAATACTCAGCCTGATACCCGCCCATAATGTATCGCCGGGAGTAATAGGCATTTGTCGAGGCAGATAGGGCCATGCCCTTCTCGTTGATGGGCAACTGCGGCTGTGTCTTGACAACAGCAACCGGCAAGTCCGGGTACTGGTTCAGCCACGCCAAAACCTTCCGGTCAATCTTGGTGCGCTCTGCCGCAGAGACAGACAACCTCTGTTTTTCATTTGAACTCATGCAATGTTGCCTCCTTTGCGACACGCAGCCATTTAGGGAGGTTCTTGGCCTTGCTTGCCTCAAACCAGTGGGATTGTGCTTTTGGGTGCCCCGAGCGTTTGATGTCCAGGTCCCGGTTTGTCGGCTTCAGCGTTGCACCTTTGCGGAAGCGGATAACTTCTGTTCCGTCCTTGCTGACGATCCGCATGGGGCCTTTCCCTGTCGCCGCGTCCACCATGACCTTACCGTAGTAAAGGTATCTGGCATATGGGCCAGGGTAGATGATATAGGATCCATCCACCCTTGTCCTTGTATCAAGTGAGCCGGTCAGGAACGGGACATAGGGGGATGTGTCCTTCTGCACCTGAATTGCAACGGTATGTTCCGCCTTTTCGGATGCGCTCGCCAGCCGTTCCGGGAGGGAATCAAGCCCGCTGGTGTGTACCGTAAATTTCAGCATCTCAGACACCCCCTACTTGAAAGTGCGACATCTCCCCGCCGAAGTCCTTGAAGTCCACCTTTGTGACATCGTAGACATCATCATAGGCGGCCTCTATGGTCTGCACCGTCCAGTCGGGGTGTACTGCCTCGCCTTTGACGAAAAAGCAGTTGCGCCCAACAGACAGCGTCCAGAGGCCGGACTTGTCATCGGCCCGCCAGAACTCGATAGGGCCCGTGTACTGCTTTGGCTCGCCCGTAGTGCCGTCCACCGCCTCCACACTAACAGGGATATAGAGGTTCACGGAATCGGCCCCCTCAAGCCCGCTCTTAGCCACATTGGAGCCCTTGGAGGCATCCAGCATCACGCCGCGAAGGATGGTGATGTAGTTGACCAGCGTTGGCTCAAAATCGTTCTCCGGCAGTTCTACGGTGTCGGTGTTATAGACCGTTACAGTGTGTGGAAACATGTCCACAACAACACCTCCCCCGGTATAGAAGCCCTGTCCCGGCCAAATACCTCTGGGCAATAGAGGCAAGCATGGCCTCTGCTGCCCGGGCGGATTCAGCCGCTTGTTGGGCGCTCTCGCCGCCGCTGCGGTAGGACTTAGACCAACTGCCCACTGTCTGGCTTTGCAGTTCCCCGGAATCGCTGGATTCCAACGAAGCGGTCAGGGCCTTTTGCGCCAGTACCTGGGCGGTCTCGATGACCTGGTACTGTTCCGCAAGGGCGCAGCAGCACATTTTCAGCGCGTCTAACTCTGCGTTCTTTGCCGCCCGGCCCTGCGTGTAATAGTCCAAAAAGCTGCTTGCACGCAGGGCGAGGCGCGGAAAGTCGGCCTCCTGGATGGCCGTCCCCAGGTATGTATTTTTGTAATACTGATAATCTGCGTAAGCCATCAGGAGACCTCCTTACTTCTTTAAGCGGGTTTTCGTCTTGGCCTGTGGCTCAAACGTCGCTCCAGTAAAGCTAAATTTCACCACACTGGAATCATCAACAAGCACTTCAAAGGTATCGTCCTTGGTTACTCGGAATATGATGTCGGCATCAAACGGGATGTTTTGCTTTGTAGGGGAGCCGTTTTTCTTGAAGGTCATTTTTGACCCGGTTTTGGTCAGATGGAACGGGAAATAATACCCGCTCTGCTCCTCCGGGGTGCTGCTGAACTCTGTATAATCAGAAACATAATGAAATGTGCCCGTTACAGCGCCGTTCGCATAAACCTTCAGGTCATCACCCACAAGCTCGGAAACCTGTTTCCCCAATAGGGTCTGACCGCTGGGGAATAGCGTTAGGGTGTCAGACCCAATTACCCCCCCGCCGGTGCGTAGACAGCAAAAGGGAAAGCCTTCGTGTTCCCGACATTGTAAGCGTTGATGGGATTGGGAATCTCCCAGCCCAGCCGCATGACGGCACGGAGGGCCACCATGTCGTTCTGCATCAGGTTATAGAGGATGTTTCCGGTGGTGGGATCCTGCACCACACCACTGTCGAAAATCTTAAAGGTCATATCCTGCCGAATGGCATAGACCAGCTGGCTCCAGTCGCCCACGATGGCAAGAGACTCTTCCGGGTCGTAAGCGCCGTTCACAGGGAAGTACATACTCATGCCGTCCAGCGCGTAGCGGGTATCGCCCTGCATATCGGTCTTGAAAATGGGCTGACCGTTCTTGTCCACAAGGCCGCGCAGCTTGGCGCGCATCTGAATAGCCGCCATTACGCCGTTGGGGATATAGCCGCTCTCTTCTACCTTGGCGATCACGCCGCCCTCACCCATGATGTCCTTGAAGATGTCGGCGGTTGCGGTTACGACTGCGCTTGCAGTAGTAGCAGAAGGGACAAGGCCCTCACGCCAGGAGGTGGGCTTGTCCGTGCCATACAGGATAGCGGCGTCAATGACCTTGCCGAATGCCTCCTGAAGGCGGGGACGCACTTCGCCCCAGATGTCATAATCGCTGTCATCCAGTACAGCCTCCGGGATGGGAACGATGACGGCGATCTCTTCGGCGTAGATTTTCTTCTTGTCCCATGCCATATTTGTTGTCTTTTTCAGAGACCCCTTGGAGTCGGACGCGCCAGTAGCGGCCTCTCCATTCACAAAATAGGCAGTGGGCAGGGCGTCCAGCACATTGAGCGTCTGCGTCTTGCTGGTCATGTTGGGCAGTCGACGGGCCATCCGCAACACGGCGGACTCCGTCACCGCGCCCTGAATGATCTCACGGGTTACAGGCTCAGGAATAAGCCCGGAAAGTTTGCTTCTGTCGATAATATCGGCCATTGATAGGCTCCTTTCTTACTTGAGTGCGCCCCGAATCAGGGCGTTCATTACATCGTTTTCTCCTGTTTTTGGCTTCCCGCCGCCCACAGGAGCGGTCCAGTCAAATGTTGTTTTCTTGCGGTCAGCGGTTAGCTCGTCCACGGCCTGTTCGAAGGTTTTCTTATCGTCCACCATCTTCCCGGCCTTAAAGGCGATAAACTCGGCCTCCTCGCCGGACAGGCCCTTTTGGGCCAGATACAGGTCCCGCTTGAGTTGGTCCCGCTCCGCCTCTGCGGCGGTCAGTTTCCCGGCCAGCGTGTCCCGCTCTCCGGTCAGCTTGTCCCAGCGTTCCTTTTCTCCCGCTTGTCCAGCCTGCCAGGTACGGTAGGCGGTAAGCTCTTCCTCGCTGGGCATTCCCTTCATGGCTTTTGCAAGCCGTTTGCCGATCATGGCATCCACTTCCGCCTGAGTGAAGGTCTTCTCAGGTGTGGGCTCCGGCACAGGGGCCGGGGTAGGGTTATTGATAGGTTCACTCATGGTATTACCTCCGTTTATTATCAGGGCCGTCGCCCTGCGGTTTTACGCCTCTCGGCAAACAAAAAGAGCCATCAACTACCGAATTTCGATAATCAATGGCTCTTGGCTCACGGGCTCTTGGCTCTATGCGATATTCACTTCTATGTCATGCTTACATGCCTTACATCGGAACGGCATGTGCTGTATTTTGGTATCTGTTCGGAGTGGGAAAAGAGCCTTCCCGCAATATGGGCAACAGTACCATGTTTTCCCGTTGATTTCTTTTATCATGCGCTGCCCTCCACAACATACCACTTACATTTCTCGCAGATTTCATTTGCTTTCTCTACGTCAAACGGCTCTATTGCAAGCTCCATGTCCATCTCGTCCTCCCGAACTTCTTGAACCTCGTAGCATTCTCCGTACAGGATTTCTCGCCCAAACAGAGGGCAAATGTATTTATCATTATGATTTTTTGCCATATCATTTTCCCTCCAAATAGCCCCGATACTTCTTTCTCAGCTTTTCCGGAACTGCTGTCACAATCTTCCCGTCAACGCTTAAAACAACATACCCGTTGTCTGCCAAGAATTTTAATGTATTCCTGTCGGTCTGATATAAGACTAACCTGCTGTTATTTATGATACTCTGCGACGCTTCGATAGTCAATGCAGCTCTATCCGGTTTCATCGTCAGATTCTTTGCAAAGTGGTCTGTTACACCGCTAATCTGCGGTGGGTCAAGCTGCACCTGATATTGTCGTTCAGAGAACTTTCTGACAATTTTTATATCCCCTTGATATGCTCGCAGTCCAGAGAATTGCTTTATGCCGGTTATCTCTTCCGGATATTGGATCTGCATACGCTCCCGCTGCAACGGCAGCCCCGCCGCCTCGCTAAATGCTTTATATTCCTTGTTCAGCCGCCGGATACGGGCCGTTACAGCTTGGTAATCTTCTTCTAGCCCTGCGGCATTGTAAGCGGTCTGCTCCCGTTTCAGCTTACGGACAGTACGCTCTATTTGGCGTTGCTTTTGAGTGGCCGTATATCCGTCGTACTGCCTGCCTTCAAAAGATATCTCCCGATTTTTCCCCTTCATCGCGTTCAGATCAGAGCTTGAATAGGTCGGCTCCATAACACTCTCAACAAACGGATAAAAGTGGTGGCGGCAATTCCATCCGCCCAGACCGGGTCCGGTACCATAGCCCGTAGAAGCGATAAAATCAGGATATCTCCCACTGGATTGCTTCGGTTTTTTGCTCCATCGGTAAATCTTCCCTTGCCAGCTCTCGTGGTTTTCCGGCCCGGTTCCGGTGTTCCGCGCCCCGATATGAGCAGAGACCTCAACCAGATCAGTTTCCAAATAATCCATGCCTTGCTCCGAATACTGTTGGCAAAGCTGATTGATACCAGTCATAATAGCGCGGCGGACTGCAACGTCAATCTGGTCCATGTGACCGCTTTCATATTCCGCTGTCTTGATGCCGCTGTCTGCAAGCTGCTTCACGGCACCTCTAATTGCCTGATTGTAGCTGATTGCACCGCTCTGTATCTGCAACACGGCATTATCAAGTGCCCATTGGTAAGCACTTGCAGGCCGGAGCAAAGTCCTTCCATTGTCCAGCAGGAAAGCCATTGATTGCGTAATATTTCGGAATGTTTGGCGAGTCTGCTCATAAATGGCATAGGTATCTTCGATGCTCAACAGTGTTTTGGGCGCTGTTACATCCGAACGATCAATCAGATATGTGTAATACTTCTGATTCCGCTCTACAACATCGTCAAATAGCTTATTCAGCTCTTTCTCGCCGATATTGGTTGTCCTTTTGATTGCTTGCTCGATCTCCTGTTGGCTGATACCGTGGGAGCGCAACGCCTGAATATCTAGGACAGTGACTTCGTTTAGCTCTCCAGACGCTTTGAGGCGAGAGCAGATTTCCTCTAGTAGCGTGTTTTCAAGATTGCGGTATAGCTCGGCCAGCTCTTCCGGGAGGGCATCGAGAAGTTCCGGGGTAAATGGATACCTCATTCAATTTCTTCTTCCTCCTCGTCCGTCATATCCTCCATTTTCGGCAGCATCTTCTTTGCTGTGGCTTCGTCCTCGTTATACCACTTCATGCGGTACTCCCAATCGTTCATAATACCCGCCGCTAAATCCTGCCTGTCATTATTTCGTTCTGTTGTCTTGTCCTCGATGATGCTATCATCGAAATCAATAGTGACCTCCGCATCCTCATTCAACCCGGCACCCATGGCCGTGTTGCCCAAGTGAAGAATAATCCGGCACAGTTCTTTGATGGCGCTCTCCAGAATGATTTCATGCTTCTTGATGGTGCGGAACATGGTGGAGTTTTCACTGATGACCTGGGTGGCGGTAGTGATGTTCCCACCGTCAAAGCGGTAATAAGTCTCCCCGAAACCACACTTGCTGGACAGCAGATTAAGCTGTGTCTGCACCCCCTGGGTGTGTTCCGCTGTCCGAAGGTTCATGTCGATGGGCTGAATGATGGCCCCGCCCTCGATGTCTTCCGGAAGCACATAATAGGCCAGATCATCAGGGTCAAAAACCGGCTCCCCGTCCAAATACTGTTGTGCGGAAGGCTTGACCATCACCCGCTTTTTCCCCAGCACGAACTCATTGACGTAGCTGTCAAAAGCAATATCTACGCCCTTCATGCTGTCGATGGCGTTAGCGTAGACCGAAATCCCAAGTGGAATGGAGTAATCGAAGTTGTTGGCTATATTGGGCCGGTCAATAACGAATTGCCTCCGGTCGCTGCCGGTGTGAACAACAGGGGGCACCTTCTCAAAGCCCTGCACAGATGCCAGCGCCACTTCCGTATCCACGTTCTGATTTCGGTATGTATACAGCCTGTTTTCGATGTCGTACAGGCCGTTTACCTTCCGGTGGATTTGCAGATAGCAGTAATCGTCGCCATTTACGTTGACGATGCTGTCAAAGGCACATTCAGTAATAACGCCATTCTGCCAGGACAGGGGCCAGATATGCTCCACCGTTACGTAGTCGATGACGATATCTGTGGCGCTGCCAGGAACCGGGCCCGCTTCCGTGACCCCCATGCCCACCACGCGGGGGATAAAAGCCACCGTTCCAAGAGCGAAGGCCATTTCCTGCATCTCGTTGGAGCGCACGCGAAAGTTGTTCTCCTTCAGGACCCGGTCAATAAACTCCTGCTCCTTTGTGCCATCCAGAGTGATTTCAACCCTCTCATTCATGAGAAGATTTGCCCAGTCCTCCGGGATTTTCTTTCCCATGTTGAGGGTGTACCGCTTGCAGCGCACCATCCCGGCCCCGTTTCGTACCCGGTAACGGTGGAACCCCTTCACGTCGCCCTCATACCAAGACTTCCACTCCTGGACCTTGCCGTAAAAGCCCGCGCTGATGGTGGAAAAGCCCAGCTCTTTCAGTTTGTCGATGATGGTCATTCGTTCACCTCATTACCGGGAAATGCCGAACCAGAATAGTATTCGCAAAATATCGTATATCGTCCATGGCGTGGTCATCCGCCTTGATGACCTTGTCCACCGTTGAGTCCTCGTCCCAGCGGTATAGTCCAAATTCTCGGATAGCGTCCTTGCACCGGCGGTGTATTTTGAGTTTCCCGCTTTTGAGATAGACAGAGGTCCGCCGTATCCCGTCCATTACGTCATTGTTCGCTTTGACCACATGGAACTCATTGTGTCGGAATACTGTAGTGATAAAAGACGCCGCCGACGGGTCAATGACCACATAGTCCACGTTATAACCGTCGGCCAGTTCCCGTATCGCCTGGTAATACTCCTCGTCGGTCAGTTGCTCCTGCGTCCCACGCCCGCTGTAATAATACTCATTGATGCGGACAGCCCCTTGCGTTGTCACGCACCACAGGCCGGCAGAAAAGGGGTTGAGCGTTCCGTAATCCACAGAAATATAATACCGGCCCGCCGGCGGTTCCTCGTCCACGATGTTGCTCTCCCCAAACATGGGGTAGATCAGTCCCTCAGCCAGCGCCCACTGTCCCAAAATATAACGGTCATAAAAAACCGTGCCACGATACTCCCGTTTTAGGTTCTCCACAAAAGCCTCCGGGAGAAACGGATTATCGTCAATGGTATATGTCTGGCTAAAAATATCCGCTTTACTGTCCAGAAACACTTTCAACCAGTGATTCGGCCCCTGCGGATTATAAGTGCCGTCAAAGCACGAATACGCCTTATCCAGACGGCTTTTCAGCAGCTCAAAGACTTCCTGGCTCCAGTCCGCCACCTCGTCTCCATAGCAGTATTTGATTGATGCACCGCGGATTTTTGATACCTGCGTTACTTTTTCCGCTCCAAGACAGTAGCACTTTTCCCCAAATATCCACGCCGTATTATCGCTGGAAATCGTGCCAACAAGATCGTCACCATAGATCGTTCGCATAGGCTCAAGTACATTCCGCTCAATGGTAGATTTAGTGACACCAAGAATAACCGTCAGACCGTCCTTGCCAACACGCTCCCGGATGCGGATTGGGATGATCCACCGGAAATCAAGGTAGGTTTTCCCGCTGCGGGTGGCCCCTCCCTTAAAATTCCAGCGGTGATGCCCCTCCCGGACAAATTCAGTTTGTTTCGGACTTAACAGCATCCTTAAACTCCTTCAACAAACCATCCAACTTGTTCAAACTGTCGTTTCCGCTGGCTGTGTTCTTTGTGGCCTTGTCAACGATGATCCCGAAAGAAGTAGCAATTTGAGATAATCCCGCATCCCTGATCTTTTCCGGGTCTGTCAGCGCCATCAGGTGGAGGTCGATGGCCTCCTGCATCTTTTCCTTGCGCGTCTCCATAAAGGCCAGCATATCAAGTGTATTCTGCTTCTTTTTTTGTTGCGCCTTTTGGGCGAATCCTTCGCACTTTAGCACTATCCGCTTCACAGTATCTTTGGAAACCCCATTGATTTTTGCTGTGGCGTTATAGCTTTCGGTCTCCAGATAATCAGCCACGATTTTCTTTTTCTGCTTATCCGTCAGCCGTGCAGCCATATCACCACCTCAATCAAAAATTCCCCGTACCCGACCCTCCCATCATTTCAGCGAGACGGGCACGCCCTTGTATCAAAGCTCCATATTGGGGTAAACTTTTTCCCACACTTTCATATGGTAAATATTTACCTCACCGTAGTTAGCATCGAAAATCTTCCTCACGCCGTATCCCATCCGCTCACTTTCTCTTTTGAGTTTCCTCCAATCAAAGTCCTTATGAGACCGTCCATTCATGTGGGCAACTCTTTTGATGGAGTACCATTCTTTGCTCCGGTCCAGCTCTGCCTCCAGTGCCTTTCTTCTGTCCTGTTCTCCTTTGAGCACAGTACACAGCCGGATCATAATATCCGGATTCATAATTGCCGCTTCAAGGGTTTCAGGAGTTATGTAGGCCCCATGCTTGCGGATAGACGGAAGCACCTCATCAAAAATCCATTTTTCAAATCGTTCCGCCCCCGGCAGCTCTGACTTGGCTGCCAGACGGTAAATGTCACCCTCGGGGATGAACTTCATGGCCTGTTCACCACCGTTGGTAGGGAGTCGGCGAATCACCGACCCCTTGCAATGAGTAGTGATTGCATCAGCGGGGCGTTTGTATCCCAGCGCCTTTGCCACATCACTCCCGCAGAACATCACCTTGCCGTCCTCTTCTATGGTCCGGATTTCTCCAAACTCCGGGTTGTTGAAAATCATAAGCTCATTCATTTGAGGGTTCTCCTTTCGTATATGTTAGGAGAGGCGGCGGGAGATTACCCCGCCATGCGTAACCCCTCAACATTGATCGTTCCGCCCCCGTCTCCTGCAACTGCGAGGCGGCATATTTGAGCGGGTGAGGATTTGCACCTCACATACAGGGACGCGTATAAACCTCGTTGCCCTGCCCTACGATTTATCAGTGCGTCTACTGGCATAGCCCACCCGCAGTTTCCCGCAAGTGACACACCCACTTTCGTGTCTATTCCGCCACCGCTCAGTCGTTATCTGCTCCGCATGTCGGCTTCGATTGCGAAACTCTGGAGCAGGTTAACGTGAAGGGAGTCCCCCGGCAGGAAACGTACAAGAGAGGCACTCCTTTCCGTTTAATATCTGCTCACTAGATACTCCTGCCGGGGGAGTGGGTTGTCCTTTGGGCCGTGGTTGGTGCATAGCCCGAAAGGGGAGGAAAAAGAAGGAGCATGGGGAAGTTACTCCCTCATGTTCCATTGTCGCATAGATGGCGCTTTTTGCTCATAAAACTTTATGAATATCCGATATTCTTTGTGAGACCATGAAGGGTTACTCGTCCTCCATTTTACACAGCTCGTCCAAACTAATGTGATAATATGCCGCAATCAATTTTAAAGCTGTCATCTTCGGTTCGACCTCTCCTCGCTCATATTTCCGAAGCGCATCCGGGCTTAACCCCATCAACTGTGATGTGACCGTCATGCTCCGAACTGGCCGCATAGTCTCCCGCAACTTTCTCAGCCTTTCCGGGAACTCACCCATCCATATCCTCCTTCTTGATCCAATACCGTCCCGCGCAGCGGTGGGCGGTAACGCAGGCGGTAGAAATCCGGCAGGGGCGAACACCAACATCCTCTGCTGCAGATTTGATCGACGGATACTCCTTCCGCTGGCCGTGACGATCAATGGAGATCACTTCGGTTTCAGTCATTGTTTGCCTCCTTGCTTTTCACCCAATTTTTGCACCCTTCCTGCGGATCAAAGTCCTTCTCAATTTCACACCCAATGCAGTTAAAACAAGTGCGTGGTTCATCATCCTCCACCACCTCATAGCCCATCAGGCGGGCGGCTCCGTGGGGATGCGATTCGGTATAATCGGCGCACGAATAACCAGAAATAAACGCCTCTTTTCCAATGGGGCACGTCCCCGGATTGCAACAGTTACATTCAAAAACGGAATCAAGTGCATCGTCTGCATCGTACACTTCCCCCGTCTCAGGGTCCCGAAACTTCATGGTCGGCCTCCTTTCGCTGGCCGTAGGCACAGAAAAAATCTGGGTCAGGAAAAAAATCATTGTTAATAGTATCAGAATGGATGCAAATCAGTAAATCTAAGGACTGGCAATCCCCAATCTTACCGTAATTTTCGCACTCCCGGCACCTGACCACAGACACGGCGTCGATGGTGGGAGCATCACAAATCAAATTAAGAAAATTACGGTTACAGTTACGTTCAATGCCAGTTGACCCTTTATATTGTTTCTCAACTTCGTCATAAATCGTGTCAACATCAGCTAACCTCATGCTCGTCCTCCTTGTCCATGCGAGCGCCGCACGAAGGGCAGTATCTTGACTTTTTACCGCTCCATTCTCCGCATTCACTACAGATCAATTTGTGTGTTCCGCTCGGCCATTTGTCTCTAACCCATCTCCCGTGCCGCACCTCCGCAACGTCGGCGGCGGAGATAGCCATAAGTTCGGATACGCAATCCTCAAAAATCTGTGCAGCTCTTTCGTCGTTTTCTTCTTCGCAATCACGGCGATAGTTCTCAAATTTCTTGACAGCAACCGCCCTCTCGATGTACTCCTTCATTCGCTCCACCTCCGTTCGTGATCGTCCACAATCCGTTGAATGATTTCCAACTCTTCATCTGTCAGCGTCCGGTTCCACGCAATGGAGAAATCGCCCGTACACCGATTCGGGCAGGCCGTACACTCGCAACGGTTGGCGTTGCTGGTATCATTCACCCTGAATGGGCAGCTGTGGTTATAGCAGTCAGTTCTAATCCCTAATTCCCGTTCGACAAATTCAGTGGGATACATCGGCGGTATAGTTTTATTCTCCATCCTGCTCCCTCCGTAGTGCGGCCTCTTCGCGGGTCAGGAAAACAGTTTTTCCGAAATCTTCAGGTATCAAATAACCGTTCCAAATCGGATATGTAATCTCTCCATCTGCGTTAATTTGTGCGCCATCAAGACGGCTTACGCTCGGACAGTCATCACCTATGCGCCACTGATAGATAGTTTGATCTGGCTTTGCAGGCAGCACCACGCACCGCCCCTCACGATCCGCCTGGGCCAGTTTGCGGAGGCGGGTATATGTTACAGCGCAACCGCAGGACACGCCATTCAAAAGCTCCACAAGGCCTTTCTCACGAGATTTAAGTGCTCCTATCTCTTCCGGCTCCAGGCCCGTTTCCTCGTAGGCTGCGAGGCGGTCAACAATAGCAGTGGCCTCAAACTCTCCACGACAATAGTTCCCTGTCAGGCTATCCTCTCTAACCCCTTCTGCTCCATGAGCATAGCCGCAGATATACGTTGTCAAGCGTTCCATGTCAGTCCTCCTTTTCACCGTCCCACTTCCATGCGGGGCAAAGTTTGTGCAGGTCCTCTACTGCCGCATCCCTTTCCTGTTTTACCCGTTCCAGCTCAGCTTGTACGGCTTCCAACTCCTCGTGCGCCTTGATGATTTCCGTTTTAGCACAGACGATAGGGCAGTCGTGGCACTTATCCTCATAGTGTTTCAGACGGGCGATCTCTGCCCCGGCCTGTTCCAGCTCGGCAAACGTGGATGTGATTCCTTCATCCCCTCCATACATATCCCATTGGGCCCGCAAGTCGTTCAGCTCGGCCCGCAGCTGCTCGTTTTCGGCCTGGAGCGTGGAGAGGGCGGTCAAGCACTCCACCATATCATGAAACGTCTCCTCCGGGTTGTTCTCCACCGTACTGTACCCGTGGTAGTTATGTTTCAGCCGCTCAATCAGCTTCTCAATGTCCATCAGGTGTCTTCCTCCCCCTCCGGCTCGTAGTAAACAAAATCCGTCCCTGCATTTGGCTTATGCAGTGCCAATGCCACAGGGTCAATGCAGTTATAACACGGGGCCTCAACGGTCATTTTGTTTTTGTGCCTGCAGGTTCTGCATGGCGGCACATCTGCTCTCTGGCCGTCTGCCCTGATTTCATAGTGCCCTTTCATGCTTCTCCCTCCGGCGGTCGGCGGTAGGCAGTGACTCCGTCATCTTTCATCTCATCGTTGTCGTAATATTCATTTCTGCCCCCAAGATTACTGGTGAGAATTACGCAGTTGGCCGTTTCCACCACTTCAATCAACGCCCACATTTTCGTGCAGGCACTTCTTGCAATCAAACTCTGCCATCTTTCAGCGCCTCCAATCTCTCCATCACCATCTGCACGGCTTCGTCCGTCATGGGTGCGCCGCAGTGGGGGCAGAAATTTTCATCTTTCACATAAAGGGCTATCGCAAATGCTTCGTGCCCACACTTTGAGCATTTAACAACAGCAAAGTGGTCTGTTTCGGTTGTATGGCTATAATTCCACTCACCCCTCCACACCTTCTCCACCTGCTCCCGGCTGACGGGGCGGAGGGCGGTGAGGATAGTGTCCAATACAAGCTTGAACGACACAGCCATACCAGCCGCTATAAACGAACCTTGACCCTCGTATTCATCGGTCAGTTCTTTAAGGCTATCATTCAAAATTTTAGCTTTTGCGATTGCTTCTTCCAGCTTCATAGTTGGGCCTCCCTCTCTATCTTCTCTTTGACGGCTGACAGGATGAAATCTCGGTTCAGCACATACAGGTCCGTAATTCCGTGCTCCTTGCACATCTTGATGATCTCGTCCATGATGTAGTTTTTGATATCTTCTTTCCAGAGGACAACCGCCTGTATCGTTGCAGAGGCCACGGTGTTTCCATCCTCGTCTGTTCTGACTTGCAAAGCTGGTTCTCCAATGCCAAAATACTCTCCGAGGTTCATTCCATCCCCTCCAGCATCTCCATCTCCTCCAACTTCATAAAGCACGCCCAGAAAGTACGGCTTTGCTTCCCGCTGTGATGCCCAAATAGAGGCTTTTGCCCAATGGCTTTCCAAACATCCGCTGCTGGAATGTCATACTCAGACCACTTAAAGATAAGCACCCCATCCGGTTTAAGCACTCGCATACACTCCCTGAAACCGTCATGGAGCATCTTCGGCCAGCTCTCGTCCAGTTTCCCATATTTCTTGACGAGCCAAGCCGTCTCTTTCGCCCCAGTCAGATGGGGCGGGTCAAATACCACCAGATGGAATGAGTTATCTGTGAACGGCAGGTTTGTAAAATCACATACCACATCAGGATTGATGTCCAGCATACAGTTACCGGCGTTCTTCCAAAGATGATGGTACTGCTCCCGACGCTTATCACAGTAGACCGCCGCCGGGTGGTGCTTATTGAACCAGATAGACCTTGCACCACAAGTCACATCAAGAATTTTCTTTTCCATAGATTTTCTCCATCTCCTCCGCGCTCAGAATCGGCGCGCGAGTGTTCCATTCCAGGCGGGCTTGCTCTGTATCCTGAAATCCTTCACAGTAAACGCTTGGGCCTTGCCAGCCGCAATCATCGCACTGATACCAGACCTCATTGTGTCTGTACCAATCCACGATATTGTCGCTACCGCATCCAGGGCACGGCACCAGCACCCCCGCATCCGTCAGCCGCTTGGCTGCCTCGTGGTCGCCCAGCAAGGCGCGCTTTGTATCATCCATCATGCTCTCTTCCTTTCCAGCGGGCAGCTCTCGATGGCGTATGTAGTCACCCATGTTTTCCGCCCGCCCCGGTTTCTCCCAACAATGAACGTCCGTTTCTTGGCCGTCCAACCCGGCACGGGTTTCTCCTCCCGCAGCCAGGGACACTGGCCGATCGGGAAGCAGCAATCCATGCAGGGGTTGGCCGAATACCGCCGGATGGGGACCAGGTATTGTTCAAGTTCGCCCATATCACCACACCAGCATCGCTCCGCAGGACTCGCAGAAGCGCGGTTTTGCCTGAGCATGATCCTGATTGAAGAACTTCCCACAGCATGGGCAATTTGCGCCATGTTCTGAAAGAATCACGTTCTGCTGAAGTTCATTCTTCAGGATGCCGTCAATGGTATCAACCAGTGCAAGGCAATTTTCCTGTGTAGGCTCTTTTCGCGCCCGTGTCCTTGCCTGCTCTGACAACCGTAAAATTTTCTCCCGTTCATAGGCGGTGTTGTCGCGGAAGTTATCAGAACCGATTTCCTCCATCATCTGCTTTCCGATTTGTCTTTTCTCGACGGACGCCTGCTCCGGCGTGATTGCTTTTGCGTTGAACCTGCGGTATAATAAAACCATCGCTTGAAATGCCCGCTGTTCTGACAGACATAACCCGTCCGGCATAGGGCCCTCTCTGGAGGCGATTTCCTCCCATCTGAATGTCATTTTCTTCTCCTTTCAGGTTCCCCGGTATTCCCCGGCGGTTCCCCGGTCGGTTCCCCGGTGCAAGCCTTAGAGCCGCAACGGGTTCCCCGGGTTCCCCGGTCAAACGGAGATTTCCTATATAGAGCGAATATTTTGAACGCTTTAACTAATTAAAGTTCTCAAAATTATTTTATATATAAGGGGTGTCCGAAATAGCGGGGAACACCGGGGAACCGGGGAACTTTAATCAATCAATTCTGTCGAATATGCACAAATATCAGTGCTGTCTTTTATGCAAACACACCTGGGATGCATTTTGCCAATCAGCTTCTTTTTGGTGTTGTAGTCCCGGTCTGTGTCGAGTATTCCGCGCCGCTTTGCCCATGACAGGAACGACGCCGGGTTAAATCCTTCCCTCATCATCTCCCGGTCAAAGACCGATTTAATGATACAGATATAGCCATCACGGAGTACCCCCCAGGTCTCCGTTTTTTCATCTTCCGGGTCAAACTTTGATTGGTTGGAAGCTACAAAATCCATGATCCAGTCTATCGCCCGTTCGTTCTGGTCAACGTCTGATTTGTCCGTCAGATATGGACACATCTCATTGACTTTGAGAGCGTTGCCGTCTTGAAATATCCATTTCTCTGCCAGATAATCGGCTGTCAGGATCATCGCTCCAGCCATTGCCTGTTTCTCGGTGCTGGAACCCCTCTGTAAATCGGCATAGAAGCCCTTATAAGCCATCCTGGCCTCATCCATGTAATCAGACAGGCACTCCACGAAAATCCGTCCAGCGAAGCCGTAGTTGCGTCTGACGGTATCTGCGACAGTCTGCGGGTCCTGAAAGAGCTTTTCGTCTTTACAGTCGACCTCGACGATCCGGTTCACAGCGCCGCCGCCGGAAGCTCCGGTTGTGATGGGCTGCTCTCCGGTTGTGATAATGCAGTTTTTCCAGGTCTGTATTCTCTGTAAGCCGCCCGCCTTTGCGCCCCGCCCCTTGCCGATGCCCTCTGTCAGCATATAGATCAGGCGGTCGAAGTCTGCCCGCTCTTTGATGCATTGCAGCTCGTCCAGGCAAAGAGGAAGGGAGTTGCAGAAACCGGCCATCATTTCTTGGCCCACATAGGTACTGTTGAATGTGTGGATGTAGCTTCCCATGGACGGGTTTGCCCAAACGCTGGCGGCTGCCATCAGTCCAACCGTCTTGCCAGCCTCTGTACCGCCCCATATATGAGTAAAGAACGGAAGACCACCCAGCGGTTCCACCAGAGCAGAGGCGAACGATGCTGCAAGCATAATCCTGGCAATGGTCCCATTTGCTCTGATCGTTCGCATCAGGCTCAGCCATTCATCGTAGTCTCCCTGGGGGCATACGCTGTCAAACATGTGCTTGTAGGACAGGTCTCCATCATATTTGAGTTCTTCCACATAAGGAGAAAAACCGTAATCTCCGATCCAGCCCAGCCGTCCAACACTGTTTGTTTCCGGGATCTTGTCGTAGTTTTCGGACTCCAAAAACGTCAGGTATTTTACCAGCTCTTTTGCGCTCTCACTGTCAACAGCGATACCGTATCTTGAGAGGTCCACGATCTTGCTTGCGCTTGATAGCGTGGACTTGTCAAATACTTTCACTTGCCAGCGCAAGCCGCGTTTATAGGCGATCTCCAGCTTGACTTCACCCGTGTCGATGTTGATGAGACGGCCCACCGGCATGATCGGATGTCGGCAAACAATGATCTCTCTGCCAGCAAAATCCAGGCAGGTCACTCCAGCGTCATCACAGGTGTATTCCCCGCAGTAAAGTTCCATCGGCTGGCCGTCAAAATCAGTGACATTTTCGATGTCCCGGCCTTCAGCTTTGCGCTTCTCCGAAAGAAACGCATTCCACTTTGTGATGAAGTTCTTGACGCCGATGGCTCCAGCCTTTTCCTTGATGGCATCCCGGAGCTGAAGCATCACAAATTTGTTATCTCTAAAAGCGTACAGCCATTCAAACGGTTCGGGTGTCTGATATGTCTCCCGTGTCCAGTCCGGGATTTCGGGGAGATTGTTCAAGTTCCCACCTCTTTCCTTCTGCCAACAGCAGGTCATATTTGATTGCATCCATGCTTTTGAGCGCCCATGCAAATGCACAGGTCAATTCATCCGGATCACTTGGCTGAAGGTTTCGGATCAGCTCATCCGCCATATCATACCGGCGCTCCAGTTCATTGCATTTGGCGTTTATCTCTGCAAGCTGTCTGTCATGCTCTCTGACTGCCATGATCGCGCTCTGACGGGCCTTACGCTCTCTGTACGTGATGGGCCGTGAAATACCGATCCCCAAGTTAAAATCGCTGTTAAGGCGTCCCATGGCCTCTCTGAAAGAGCAGTTAAACAACAGCATGGCGAAGTCAATGACGCTGCCATGCGCCCCGCAGCCGAAACAATGGAAGCCACCAGAACCCGGATAGATATGTAGACTTGCCTGTCGGTCTCCCGCATGGAACGGGCAGCGAATGCAGTTTGCACGATCGACCTGAAATCCGTAATGCTCGACTACTTCCCGCATGGTGAGCCGCTGCCTGATTTCTTCAGCATTCCGGTTCATCTGGCAGGCCCTCCAACCGCTCTTTAAGCTCCCGGTACAAGACATCGTGGATCAGCTGGCCGCTCGTTTCTTCTTTGCAGAATAGGATCTGGCAGTTGTAGCGAGACAACCAGGCCGTCATGCTTGCCACCAGGGACTCCGGCTTCATCTGACTGCGATAGACCCCAGCATAGGCTTTTTCCCAATCTCCGTTTTCAATCAAGAGATAGACCTTCGCGTTGGCCTGTTTGGCCCGCTCAAACTCCCGCTCGAACCGTTTGCGGTCCTGGCAATAGCAGTGAGCAATTTCATCCAGGTCCATCTTCCGCTCGATCACAACGGTATCCCGCAGGTCCAGACGTTCACACCTTGCAGAGTAATCGCCAAACGGCAGCGTCACCCGTTCCACGGGGAGACCGATGGAGGTCAGGCGCTTCCTGGCCCTCACCGTGTCCTGTTCCCGTGTGTCTACCAGACAGACCATGCTGGAAAGCTGGCGTTTCACTTCTACTGGGTGCATGGAACCGCCTTACTTCCAAGGAAATTCCATGTGGTCAGGGATCGTTCCCTCTTCAGACCATTCAGGAATTGCCGGGGTGCTGTTCTGTTTGTTCTTCAGAGGCTTGTCCTTCGGCATTTTGAATTTGCCGTCCTTGATGTCTCCGACACAGGCAAGGGCACATGCTCTGGTAGACCAGCCAGTGTTTCCGTTGTACTCCCATTCCTCGTTGCGGAACAGAATGCCGACAGTCTTGCCTTTCAGAGTGGCCTCGTCCCAATTCCAGTGATAGCCAGGGTTTCCATCCTCAATGCAGTAGATGGCATTATTGAAGGTCCGCTTCGTCCAACCATCCTTTTCGCTGCCATCGTCCTTGGGGACATTCAGACGGTAGGCCCCCCGCCAGCGGCGGTCTTCACCAGTTTGGCTGTCAAAATCCTTTTTGAAAAAACCGGCGTAGGGGCCTTCCAGAATATCAAAGGAGATCAAAAGTACATGGCCCCAGTCATAGTAGATTTCCTCCGCGTTGAGGATCTTCGCCACATAGCCACCAACCGGGAGCTGTTCTCTGGCCACGCTTTTCTCTGCCTTAAATCCGCTGAATTGTTTCATTTTCATCCTCCGTTTCAATCGTTAATGGGCAATTCTGCCCGACATAGTGATCTGGATAGGCGCTGATCTCTCCAGTCAGAGCACAGGTCCGGCTCTGCTGGCGGAAAAACCGGCACTGGCGGCACGAACAATCGGCCACGCCTTTCCGGTCGACCGGGAAATATACGCTGACGGTTGCCGTGCCTTTGATGTAGCTGGACACGCCAGACTCAAAACGGTTATATCTCATAGTATTCTCTGATGGCCTTGTCAACTGCGGCAAGGTCATTCTCGATCAACGGCTCGCTGAACATCCCCATAGGTGTTTTCACTGTGTCCTGTCCGCTGTTCCTGGTGGAGAACTGATATTTTCCATCAGTGACTACAGTTTTCAGGACAATGGTAAACATCCCTTCTAAAGTGATTTTCTCGTCCAGCAGCTTCCCGATGGTTTTGAACTTCTCGTTTCCGTTGCTGTCAATGTCGCTGTGCCCCATGAAATACACGATCTTATCATCAGGCAGAGCGGCAGCAGTCTTTACCAGGGTGTAGTAGTTCAGCGCGAGCTCTGTGAACTTCTGGTAGCCGGTCACTTTGGCCGTTCTCATGTACTCACCTGTCATTAGGTAGGTCGCGTCGTCAATAACGATGGACTTTGCCGGGGCTTTCTGAATAGCCGCCTCAATGGATATATAGTCATCTGTGTTGAAGGTCTTGTGCTTGTTCTTGAACGGCAGTGGCTTGCCGGAAACATTCACGATACACACATCTTCCGGCTTGAAATTCCGCAAGCTGGTGCTTTTTCCGGTGCCGGACTGCCCGTACACCATAACGATGATTGCCATTTAATCCATTCCTCCCGAAATATCTTTCAGCGATCTGTCCGCCAATTGGAGGATGATCCTCGCCTCCTGGTAGCTGACAGAATAGCTGGAATTTGCAATCAGAGAGACGATTTTGGAGGCGGTTTTGATGAAGTTTGACGCTTGGTCCAATGTCACGTAATAGCCAAGCTGGTCTCTGATCCGCTCCTGCTCTTCTCTGAAAGCCTCCGCCCTGTTCATGCTCCCCTTCCCTCCATGTAATAGACCGGAATCCCTGCAACTTCCTCAAGCTGCTCTCTGAGCTCATCAAACCGTTCTTCCAGTTCATCCACCAAAAAATCCTTTTCGCAGTGCTGGCAGTAAATTTCACCGCAAATCACAGAATAGCGATCCCCAGGCCGTATTTCTGCGTCGCACTGACTGCATTTTGGATATTTCACCTATTGTCTCCCTCCATTCCAGACTCTCGCCGCATGGTTGATATCAGTAAATTTCCGAGTTCGCCATCCGCAGGCGTCGCAGGCCACCAGGAACATATCCGGGTTGCCCTCGATTGCCAATCGCTGGCCGGAATATAGTCCGCATCTTGGGCACGGTCCCAACTCGCCTCTGGGGCGTTTAGCGTTTGCGTTCATTCCTCACACCACCAAATGTCTGCCGTCTGGACGCCCAGGGATAAGGCAAAATCGTGGGTAGGGACTGCAATATCAATATGGTCCCCCTTGACTGCCGGACCGGTATCATCGGCTCTCAGATAAACCATCTCGCCGTTGTACTCGATCATGATGGTGCTGCCCAGCGGTATAATATCAGGGTCCACGGCGCAGCTCACATACGGAGTCACGCGCCGTCCGCTGGCGGTGATGCCTGTCCCAGTCCCGCAGATGTGAGGCCGTTCCTCGCAACAATAAAAGGTGATGGTGGCACCTTCCAGCTTGTGAGACCGGGCCAGCAAAGCAGCTTCTATAAGCTCATTCTCGTTTTCCTCGATCTCTTCTTCTGTCAGATAACAGCGAGTGGTGGCCGGAGTATCGTCGCCGGGGAGACTTCCGTCCTCTTTGGCTGCCTCCGGCTCGTGCATGGCCAGCCGCTCCGCCTCCACGGTCATAATCAGGTAGCTTCCCAGCCACGCCAGCAACAAGATCAGAAACAGGAGATATGTAATCAGCTGCCGCCTCTGGCTCCAGCGCCGCCGCTCTTCCCGTGTCAGTTTCTTCACCGCTCTCCCTCCATCCAGGAAAGGAAGCGCATGAACCATCCGGCAACCTTGACTGTTCCGATGATGGTGATTACCACCCCTATACCCATTTCAAAGCTCATGCGCTCACCGTTCTTTCCGCGATCCAGCGATCCAGCAAAGCCTTATAGATATAACACCATTTGACTTTCTTGCCGTCCTCGGCCATTACGCAGTCCCCGAACGGGAAGACTTTCTTTTGGATGCCATCCCGGATAGTCTCCGGAGTAATACGCAGCCCCGCATTGCGAAGGACTTCTGTTGCTTCGGCTGCCGTCAATGCTTCAATCATAAAAAACCTCCTTGATTTCTCCCTCTGGAGGCGATATACTGTATCCAAAGGGATTGTTCGTGGTTGCTCAATCCTTGCCCGTCTGACTGCCGGTAACGGTCAGGCGGGATTTTTTACACATCTTCCGGGTACGCAACGGAAACCAGCTCTTTCAGTTCCATCAAGTCGATGCCGGGATCATGTGCCGCCCGGTCCAGAATCAGCTCCTTCAACTTGGGGCCAGCGCCTTCCAGTGCCTTGCGGTAATCTTCAAATGTGTAATCCATGTGGGCCTCCTCCCATGTGCGGCCCTTCCAGGCGAGACAGAGATTGTCCATAAGACGATTGGTGTTCCTTGCCTGCCTTTCAAGGGCTTGAATGCTGTCTTTTTCGTTCATAAAAACCTCCTTGTCATTTGACCCGGAGGCGTGTATAATAACCTCGCGGGCCTGTTGGCACTATCAATAGGTCTCCGCAGCCCTCGTCAGTGTTTCCGGCACTGGCGGGGGCGTTTCTTATTTGCTTTTCAGGCGTTCTAAAGCCTCGTTTAGCTTCTGCTCTGCGCCCTTCGGCTCTTTGTGGCCGTTAAGCACGACACTGAGATACTTTGGGTTCCAGCCGACCTCCGCTGCGAGTTGCTTGGCCGTTACTCCGGCCAAATGCATCTCACCCAGCAGATCAGCAGTCCACTTTGCTGGCATATGATTCCTCCTTCTGTTGATTACTATGGTTAATTCTGGTACAATCACCGTTGAGGTGATATTTGTGCTTGATAATCGTTCTTATAAATTGCTGAAAAGGTTTTACCGAAAGAAAAAGTTGAAGTTTGAACAGATACAGAAAATCACGGAGCATGATGAAAGCAAAAAACCAAGTAAATACATATCCTCTTTGACTACAAGCCATTTCATCACATATTGGAACACGGATGAAATCATAAACGATGTCGGAGACACGAAGCAGGAAGGGTACTGTATTACGCTGGATGGAGAAGCCTATGTAGAGCAGCGCAGACGAGATAGAAAAATGTTCTGGGTTCCATACCTTATTACCACCGCTATTGCACTACTAAGCCTCATTACTTCTCTGGCAGAGCATTGGGAAACGATCAGCAATCTTTTCTGCGGCTAAAGTTCTCGCAATTCGTACTTATATCGCATCCAATTATTTGGCTTTGCTCAAACGGTAATTCTACTGAAACCGCATGAACACATGCTTTACAAATTACTCCCTTGCATTTGGCAAGTCCGCTTTCTTCTGGAAGTTGATTTTTGCGGCGCTCAATTTCAAGTTCTCTTTCAAGGCTAAAAATTCGCTTCTTCAATGCCTTTTTTGTCTGAAACAATTTTTCACCCCCATCCCTTGCCATATTTTTCTGATATAAACCGCTAGATTTAGATCACCTCCAAAACCTGTCCTTGCTTTTTGGGCAAGAATACAAAAGTTGTCTTTTTACTGCAAAAGCGTTGACTTAGGTTATCTTTCGTGATACTATGTGTTTGCCGACAAATAGAACAGAAAGATGACTTAAGTTGCTCCATGAACTTATTATACGATAACCATGGTTGCCTGTCAATGGCAAAAAGCAACTTCAGTGGCTTTCTATGTTTTATACAAACTAGGAGGTTGCTTTTCGTGTTTTTTGATAGGTTTGAAAGTTTGTGCAAGCAAAAGGGTGTTTCTAAACAAAAGGCTTGTATAGACTGTGGGCTGAGCCGTACCGCTTGGAACAAATGGAAAGCGGGAGCCATCCCTAACGGAGATGCAATACAATCTCTTGCCGATTATTTTGGCGTCACTACTGATTACCTCTTGACCGGCGAAGAAACAAAAAAAGCGCCCACCTCGGAAGGTGAGCGTGAAGTTACTGACCGTCAAATCAAAGCTGCATTTTTCCATGGCGCTGATATGACTGACGAAGAGATGGACGCCGCCTGGGAAGATGTTATGGATTTAAGGGATATTGTTATAAGAAAAAGAAAGCGTGATGCAGGTGGTAAATAGCCCGCTGCAACTCTATCAAGAAGCTAACGATGCTGGAATTGATATAATTTGGATGCCTCTGCGGATAGATCAGTCTTTAGCGACCCAGTTTGATGATGGCTCCTTCGCTATTGGAATTGATCCCTGGAAGATGGATACTATTGCAAAGGAAATTGTTTGCTTGGGACATGAACTAGGGCACTGCAATACAGGGAGTTTTTATAACCGCTGGGCAACTTGCGATATTCGGAAGAAACACGAAAACCGTGCCGACAAGTGGGCAATTGAACGCCTTGTTCCGCTGGAAGATTTTGACCAGGCAATAGCTGATGGATATGATAACATTCCGGACCTAGCGGATTATTTCAATGTAACAGAAGATTTTATGCGGAAAGCAGTGTGCTTCTATATACACGGGAATCTAGCAGCTGAGTTATATTTTTAGAGGTAGTGCGATATGGCTTTGATTAAATGCAAGGAATGCGGAAAGGAAATATCAGATCAAGCCCAAACATGCCCCAATTGTGGATACCCAATAAACATAAAGGATCGGGATGGTGTGCTCCATTTTTATTGGGCGAATATGAGAGGAAATACGTTTCTAAAAACGAAAATAGTCATTGATGGCGTATCTTTCGGGGAAATAAAATGCGGACATTCCATAGATATAAGCGTAGATGTTGGGGCACATACGGTAGAACTTTACTTTAGAGATAAAATTGCTATAAGCGAAACCGTAGATGTAACTGGATCGCATCTTGATGAGTATTTTGCATTTAAACAAACTGTTACATCAATCAAACGTATTCCAGCTTCATCAATAAAAAATTGGAAACAAAACAATAAATTAGGGGATGCCAATATACCAAAGTGCCCCACTTGTGGAAGCACCAACATTTCAAAAATATCAATGAACAGGAAAATACTCTCTGTTGGAATGATAGGCCTTGCCAGCACTTCTGCTGGAAAAACTTTTAGATGCAAGAATTGCGGATATATGTGGTAATTATTAAAATTTAATAATATGCAAATATTTTGTGGTCTAATATTGAAAAAGGGATATTTAAATGACAAGAGAAGAATATTTTGCATCACCGTCCCACCGCATGAAGATAAGAAAATGCGCAGAAATGGAGCGAGCTGATTTTCTAGTCAGAATCGATGAGTCCCTTGTCCCTCCATATTCTAAAGGCGATCTTTTGATGGTTCAGAAACAGCCAGATGTGTTTGAAGGGGAAATCGGGCTTTTTCTAATTGATGGGAAACCGCATGTGAAAAAGCGCGGAAAAGACTGCCTGATTTCGCTAAACCCGTCTATTGAACCAGTTCCAATGAGTGATAACGTTCAGGGTCTAGGAAAAGTGTTGGGTGTCGTTGACCCTGAATGGATTGGAAAATAGTTGAATACGGAGGGGATAAAATGGAAAATGAGATTTTACAACCTGGGAAAAAGTTTTGTAAGCATTGCGGCCAACAGATAGATAAAGATTGCATCGTATGCCCGATTTGCGGAAAGCAAGTTGAAGATTTGAAGGCAAATCAGCAACCCGTTGTAATAAATAATACAAACACCAACACAAATACCGTTGATGTCAAAATGGAGAACAGAGGGAAAGAAAAAAACAAATGGGTAGCTTTTGTCCTCTGCCTTTTCCTTGGAGTTTTTGGCGCTCATAAATTCTATGAAGGGAAAATATTAATGGGCGTCATTTATATCTTTACTGGTGGCTTATTATTGATCGGGTGCATTATTGATTTGATTGCAATTTTAATGAAACCAAATCCGTACTATGTATAAAATTGGAGAATTGAAAAAAGACATCCTTTTTTGATAAGGAGACCGCAAAATGTTAGATGAAAAAGACTTACAGGCTATTGCCCAGTTAATGGACTCTAAAATGGCCCAGCAAAAAAAAG